TTAGACGAACAGCAGCCCCTCCGGCCGCGCTCCTGCCACTTGATAGATCATCGGTCCGGACTGGTTCGCCATAGCGCGGCCGATGGCCATCGCCACCGCAGCGGCACCATCGATCTTCCCCATCGCCTTCGCCTTACTGAACTTGATGTTCCCGGCCGCGTCCTGCTCCACCCGGACATTGGCCAGGTTCCAGCGCAACACGGGGTCTCGCCCGGCGTGGAACTGCCGCCCGAGGATCGCCCGCTCGATCTCCTTGCAGGGTGCCGACATGGAGGCGAAGCCCTGGCCGAACTGCGCCACCGGAAGCTGGTGCTCCTGAAGCCGCTGGAGGAAATTCAGGGCGCCCCAACGGTCGACCGCGATCTCCTGCACAGATAGCTCGCTGCACAGGTCGACCAGATCCCGCAGGATCCGATCCTGATCGATGCTGTTCCCCTCGGTCACCACCAGCCGGTCGGAGGCCTCGAAGGATGCATAAGGCTGATTATCGGCGACACGCCGGCGGAACTGCTCAGATGGGCAATACTGCCGCCCCCAGACCAGCCAGCCGCCCTGCCCGTCCTCCGCCACGGCATAGACGGCGGCCAGGTCCGACACGCTGGCCAGATCCACGCCAACATAGACCGGCTTTCCCACCAGTTCGGACAGTTCCACCGGCCGGCTGTCGCCCTGGTCATAGACAGCCATATCCACCCAAGTGACCGCAGCGCTGTCGCCCCAGATGTTCAGATAAAGCCGCTTGAACATCTCACGCTGGCTAGGGATCTCAGCCGCCCGGCGTGCTGTCATGCGCATCTCGTCCAGGCTGCGGAAGCCCGCTTCCAGGGCCGGATTGACCGCCTGCCACACGGCTTCGTCCTGCCAGTCACAGTCGTGCGGGGCCTGATACAGCACGGGCAGGAAGGTCTCATCCTCCACCTCGCCGCGCTCTACCTTCAGCGCATAGTCGTATAGTTCCCAGGCCAGATCGCCGCGCCCATGCCCGGCGGTGGTGGTGACGATGGAGAGCGGGCAAAGCCGCTTGCCCATGGAGGAGACCAGCACCTCCCATAGCTCCCGAGTCGGCCAGGCATGCACCTCATCCGCCAGCAGCATGGAAACGCTCAAGCCGTGCTTGCTGTAGGCCTCATGGCTGATTGCCCGGTAGGTGCTGTCGGACCGCGGATGGCCGATCATCCGCCGGCTATCCACGATGCGGGTGGCGCCGGTCAGATGTGGGTCAGCCCGGATCATCCGCGCCGCGCCGTTATAAGCGATGCTGGCCTGTTCCCGGTCGGCCGCGGCGCTGATCACCTGGCCGGCAGCGTCCCGCTCCGGCCCCATCAGGCCGAGCAGGGCCAGGGCACTGGTCAGGGTCGTCTTGCCGGAACCACGGGGCAGCAGCATGAAAACGGTGCGTACCTTGCGCAGCCCGGTCGCATGCACGTCACCGAAGACCTTCCGTACAATGCGCACCTGCCAGGGATGCAGGCGAAATGGCTGCCCGGCCAGTGCCCCCTCGGTATGCCGCAGCTTCTCAACGAATCGCACAGCGCGTTCACCATGCCCAAGCGGATCTGGGATATCGCCTTCCAGAAAACGGGAACCCGTCAAACATCGCCAGCCAGAGCCAGATTGTTTGTCCATTTGTGATGGCTAGTCCTAAAATGCGGAGATGATCTTGCTGACGATATAATCGTCGCTGGCTCCATCAGGAATTTCTAAATACTTTATTCTAGAGCGTGTCACAGCGATGCGCTTTATTTCATCTCTTTGTGCCGCATTGCCTTGATAGTGACCTCCACCTTGATACTCAACCACGAGCCAGGGTCGACCTTTATTGTCAGCTATAAGTATGTCACAGCGCTTGCTGTTTATTGATTGGTGCGCGCGATCTCCAAGCCAAGTCTTATACGAGTGGGTGTCGATCACTTCACCCAAACTAACCTGTGGAAAGACATGCCAGCCCGTGAGGTTTTTCTTCTTAAGCGCTTTTTGTGCGGCGTAGAAAACTCTTACCTCACCCGCGTTCATGACGGGTCGGGAATTAAAGTCAACGTCTGGATCCATGACTGCAGCAAGCTGGTTTTCCGGGTTTCGAATGCTGTTCTGCCGGTTGCGTTCTGCGGACTTATCCTTGTCGGCTATTTGCTCTTGGAGTTCCACCACCCGCCGCCGCTCAAGGGAAAGCTGGCCTTCTAAAGTAGCCCACAACTTTCGGGACTTCAGGAGCTTCCATCGAAAGAAGATTGCAGCGACGACCGCCACCGCAGCGACAGTCGATAGAAAGCTTTCTGGCATCGACGAATTTGCCTGTCGTTGTTCAGCCACGATAAGTCGGGCCTAAACTTCACAACAAGTTCGGTCGCATGTGGATGCCGAGGCTCGATAGATACTGGTCATGCCAACATCCCCTCCCACGGGTCGGCCTTAAGCACTTCCTCATGCTTGCCCCGACGATGCGGCGTCAGTCCAAGCTCGGTTGCCAGCAGGCGTGCCTCGCGCATGGCGGCGGCCTGGATGCGAAACGCAGGATGCGCTGCCAGCCCGCGCTCCGCCTCCACCACCCGACCATCCCGCTGCATTAGCTCCTCGCACTCCCGGACAGTGCCGACAGCCACGCAGTAGCTCTCCAGCGTGGCCATGGTGTCGCGAGCCAGCAACCGGCGCTGATGCAGTTCCGGCGCGGCGCGTCGCCACTCGGCCGAGGCATGCGCCGCCAGCCAGGACGGCGCTCCAGGGCATCCGGTCGAGGCCGCACCGCCGTTGACGACGGCCAGCTTCGGCTTCCTACCCTTCATGGTCAGACCTCATTTCCGGGAAAGCCCCATTTTCGGGAAGATTGCGCGTGCTGTGGGGGCGCGGTCTCCGGCGCCCTCGACCCCGATTTGCTACCCCCTATGCCCCTGCTGCGGTTGAAGGCCCCCGTGACTTGGCGGTGGCAGGGGCCGCAGAGGGGGCGGGCATTGGACCGCTCCAGACGCAGCTCAGGCCGCACACGCAGGGGGATGATGTGGTCCACCTCCGTGGCAGCCTCGACGCGCCCAGCGGCTTGGCAGAGGCGGCACAGTGGCTCTTCATAGAGCACCCGCTCCCGCAGCTTGCGCCACTGGCGGTCATAGCCGCGGGCCGATGCAGAGGGCGCGTCGCGCTCACAGCTCGGGCAGCGCCGGCCGGTGAAGGCGACGTGGCCCGGTGTGTAGCAGTAGCGCGGCGCTGCCCACGGCATGGTCAGGCCACCGGCGCCATGGCGGGATAGCCGCGCACCACCTGCACGCTGGTGATAGCGCCCGTGGTCGCGCTGGCCACGGTCAGCACAGGGCGGATGAAGCGCTTGTTGCCGATATAGCTGGCGCGCTGCACCACGTTCTGACCCGCTGCAGAGGACACGGCCGAGAAGCTGCCGGCAAGGTCGCCAGCAGCAACATCGGTCCAGCCGGTGCTGCCGTTGTCGCTCTCCTGGATCTTCGGCGTATGGGTACCATCGGTCCAGGAACCGAAGGTCACCAGCACCGCGGCAGAGCCGAAGCCCAGCAGATCCACCGCCGTGCCATTGGCGGTGGCCGTGCGGGCCGCAGGCGGCAGCGACAGGGCCGGGCTGATGTTGTGGGACAGGTCTCGCATGGTTGCTCTCCTCTCAGCTCGTCGCGATCTTCAGCTTGCGCAGCGCCTCGGCCTTGGCCACGCCGCCCGCCACACGGCGCCGGGCATGGAAGCGGGTCATGCCGTTGGTCGCCTGGCTGTAGGGATCACGCAGGATCGACAGCGCCACGCGGTCGAAGATGCGATAGCCCTGGCCGAAGTCGCCAAAGACGACCGGCGTGGCATTGGCTGCCGGGTCCGGCATGTCCGGCATCTCCACCACCGGGCGCCCCAGCAGTGTGGTGGCCATGGCGCCGGCCAGCCCGGCCGTGGCCAGCATGTAATTGCCGGTCGTGTCCTTCAGCTTCCGCGCAGTGGCCAGCGTGTTGCTGTTCATCGCCCAGACCGCATTCGCCCGATAGGCGGAAGGAATGGAGTGATACAGGTCCAGCAGGCTGTCAGCGGTAAAGGCCGAGGCGCTGCCGCTGGCCATGACGGGAATGGACGGGTCCGCCATGAATCCCACCGGTTTCAGCGCGCCATCGCCATTGACGAAGGCGGCACCCTCGGCCCGGCCGAATTCCTCTGCAAACTCAAAGGACAGCTCGGCCGCCACATCGAAGGCGCCGTCTTCCAGCATGGCGTTGGAGACATCGACCCAGCAGGCCAGCTCGCGAACCTCGTAGCGGTTCTGCCCGAAGGTCACGGTGGTCTCGGGCCGCGGCTGGGTCTCGCCCACCCACTGCGCGGTCATGCCGCCAGTCCGCTTCGGCAGCAGCGCCGCTCCCGCCGAGATGGGCGCCACGCGCGCCACAGTGCGCACCGGGGAGAACTGCACCAGGTTGCGCAGCAGCTCGGTGATGAACTGGTCCGGTGCCAGATAGCCGCCGGCCGTGTCATCCGAGACGCGCAAGGAGCGCAGCTCCGGCGCCTCCATGGCTTCGCGGCCACGGCGAAGGAAGGTGGCGAAGGCGCGGGTTTCCACCGCGGGCTCCTGCCGCTGCTCCTGACTGCCACCGGGGCGCCGCAGGACGGTCTCGGTGCGGTCAAGCCGGCTGCGCAGCTCGGTCAGCGCGGTATCAAGCTGGCCGAAGCGCTGATCGGCGCTGGAGGTGAAGCCCTGCACGGCAGAGCGGATTTCGGCCAGGTCACTGGCCTCCCCATTCTCCTGACCTTCGGCGTCGCGGGTTTCCCAGCCGGTGCGCGGATCGACGCCCGGCAATGCGAGGTGATGCATCAAGTGTTCCTCAACTTGCCAGCGCACTGGCGGATGAATGCGGCAAGCCCGGCCGTAGCGGGATTGGTGGGGGCGGAGCGGACACTGGCCACGCGCGCCGCAGCCTGGGCAGGGCGCGCAACCAGGCTGACCTCAATCAGCTCCATCTCCTGCACGGTGCGACCGCCGCCGATGGATGGCGCGGCGCGGACAGTGCGGAAGCCGATGGACAGGCCGTTGAGTGCTTGCGCTTTCAGCAGGGCGTGCGCATCGCGGCCCACGGTGCTGTCCATCACCAGCATGCCGGTGACATGCAGGCCGGTGTCATCCTCGCGGATCTCGTTCCAAACGCCGACAGGACGTGCGGGGTCATGCGCCCAAAGCATCAGCGGGCGCGTGCCGGCGGCCTGATGCGCCGCCAGCGACTTCGCGAAGGCGCCGCGCTGCACGACATCCCCGAACAGATCGCGCTTGCCCCAGATGGCCGCATATCCGCTGATGGCGCCGCTATCCTCGGGTGCAAAGCGTGTCTCGGCGCCAGCCGACTTCTCAAGCCTCATTGGTCGGCTCCTTATTGCCGTCCATCGGCGCTGTGTTCACCGGGCGGGTGAAGACCTCGCCGCCGGCATAGGGGCTGCGGTTCTCCATCGCTCGCACCTCATTCGGATTGAACACGCCCGCATTGATGGCTTGGCTGTATGCGGTGAAGCGTGCCGCCAGATCCGCACGGGCCAAGTCATCGACCAGGAACTCGATGTACAAGCCGGCCTTGCGCTCCTCCGGCGTCAGCAGCGTCAAGCGCATCGCGTCCTGCCAGGCGCGCAGGATTGGCAGCAGCGTGAAGGTCAGGAACTGGCGGCCCAGCTCCTCGGCATTGCTGTGCGTCACACGGTCAAGATCGGCCAGCAAGTGCAGCGGAACGCGCCAGATGCGGGCGATCTCCTGCAACTGGAACTTGCGCATCTCCAGGAACTGCGCATCCACGCTGGACAGCTGGAGCGGCACGAAGTCAAGGCCGGATTCTAGGATGGCAGTCTTGCCGGCATTGCTGCCGCTCTGATGCTGGCTGTCCCAGCTTGCCCGCAGCGAGGCACGCTGCTCCATGGTCAGGAAGTTGGGCGACTTCAGGATGCCGCCAGGGCGCGCGCCACGGCCGAATAGGCCGGCACCATGCTGTTCCAGCACCAACGCCAGGCCGATGGCTTCCCGCGCCATCTGCACAGGGCTGTCACCCTGATACAGCCCAGCACCCACGCCGCGGATATGCAGGATTTCGCCGCGGCCATAGGCGCGCTGGCGACCCTCGGCATCGGTGACGGTATAGACTGGCTCCATGGTGACGGCATCGGCCGCCACCGCCACCCGCCGGGTGTCCAGCGGGATCAGCTCCTGGATGCCGGCATCGCCCTTGCCCACCCAGGCGAAGGCATTGCCGTGCAGTGCGAGCTGCGTCTCCATGATCAGGCGGAATTCGCTAGCCGGGGTCCAGGGGTTCGCCGTGTCGGAGAGCAGCGCCTCCACCGGATGGTCATCGGCGCGCTCGCGGCCACCATCGGCAGTGCGGCGATAGAGGTGGACGGGAAGCTGGGAGACGGTCTCAGCCAACACCTTGATGGCGCCAAAAACAGCCGTGCAGCGCATCGCGGTCTCAGGGGAGATGGCCACGCCTGCTGCGGTGGGGCCGGCGCCGCCCAACAGGACCGCGGACCAGGGATCGCTCAGGGAGCCACGGGCCGCCCGGCTTTCCGGGGCGGAGAACAGGGCCTTGATGCTGCCCAGGAGGGTGGTGGTGCGCGCCATGTCATGCAGCGCTACTGCGTTCCGCAGCATCGCAACAAGCAGAATGGATCAGGATAAGTATATGATTTTAGCGTGGAAATTCGTACCATCGCGTGCCTGCGCGGGCCGTCTCTAGGTCCGCACCTCCACCACACCCTCAGGCGGCAGATGCACCGGCGGATGGCATGCCCAGCAACACCAGCCAGACGGATTCACCGCCTCACGCCACCACCGGCCGCCACGTCGAGACTGGCGCGAGCAGCAGCCGCAGTAGCTTCCAAAGCTAGGGATGGAAGCCTGGCCAACCCAGGACGGAGGGCGCTGCTGGGCGGCTGACACATAGCCAGCGATCACGCGGCGGTGCTCGGCCTCAGGCAAAGTGGCCTGGGGCTCATCCTGAATGGCGGCGCGTTCGGCAGCGTCCTCCGCCTCACGCTCTGCCAGCAGGCGCAGCAGCTCCGCCTTATAGATCCTGGCCTCCTCCAGCAGAATAGGCTCGGGCTTCGCGCCCCGCAGCCGCAGGCTCTCCCCCTCCCGGATCACCAGCACACCGGCCGCCTCCAGCCGGCCGAGGGTGAGAGCCGCGCTCACAGAACTTCTTCCCAAACGCCACAGGTAGGCAAAACAGCGTTCCCAGCGTTCCCAGCGTTCCGGCCATTATAATTCAAAGGCTTATCCGGAACGCTGTTTTCCGCGTTAGCGTTCCCGGAACGCTCATCAGCGTTCCCGACCACCTCAATGGCTGGCGGATCGGGGAAGACCATGGCCGGATCGGTCGCGGTGGAACGCTGGGAACGCTCTTCGGCCTTCTCTTCCCTGCGGATCTGGATCTCACGACCAGCCCGGCCACCAGAGATGGGCAGCACCACCTCGACCCCGGCACGGCGCAGTGCAGGCGAGACCCGCTTCAGCCGGCCCGACAGGCGGGCAGCGTCTTTGGGGTATCCTCGCTCCCGCTGGATCTCCAGCGGCACCGCTTCATTCACCAGTTCCAGCAGACTGGTGGCGCTACCCTCCCAGCGGGGATACCGCGCGGCGATCCCCTGCACCGCCACCGCAATGGGATCGGACTCGATAACATTCATCACGGCGGCACGCCGATTGCCTTCGATGGCCTCCAGCATCTGTTCCTCGGTCCAATCAAAGGCCGGAGCGGCGGCGCAGGCCAACCGGGCGAAGTCGGCCATGCGCGGCAGTCGTGCCAGGCGGAGGGTGGGGAGCCGGCGCAGCGCCATAGCCAGGCCATCCAGCAGCAGCGCCAGGATACCGGGGGCGGCCTCGGCGAAGTCCTGCCAGACTTCCGCCTCCGGCTTTCTGGCCGCATCGGGGATCGGCGGCAGGGTGATGGCCAGCGCGCGGTCGGCCAGGTCGCCGCGGGCCAACAGGCTGGGAATGCCGTTCAGCAGCACCGGCCGGGCCACGGAGACGATGATCTCCTCTCCATCCGAATAAAGCTTCCGCTTGCTAAAGCCGGCGCCCGTGGCAAGCCGGCACAGCGCATCGGCCATATCGGCCTCCAAATAGGAGACGTTATCGATGGCGACGATTCGGCCATTCTGGGCCGCAATCAGCAGGTCATCCTCGGACCGAGGCGTAGCGCGATGCTCGGCCAGGTTCGGATCGATCAGGCGACGCAGCATCTTGCAGGCGGTGCTCTTACCGCTCCCCTGCTCGCCATCCAGCGCCAGAACCGGATAGGGCCCGGCCGGGTAGAGCGCGGCCAGCAGCCATGCCACCACCAAGCTCAGGTCGGTCAGATCTTCCTTGCCGTCCGCGTCCTTCGGCACCGCGAGGTTCAGCAATGCGCGCAGCTTCTCCATGGCTTTGGGGCCGCGCTGCGGTATCGGCAGCGCGCGCATTCCGGCAGGGCGGATCAGTGGGATATCGGCGGAGTCCATCACCTTCCAGCCGGCCGCATCGACACGAACCAGGCGCCAGGCATTGTCACCCAGATCGATCCAGATCGCAGCTCCATCGCGAAGAACGCGCACCTCCGGCTCGCGCGGTGTCTCCTGAATGGCCATAGCCTCCAGGGCGGGCAGGGCCTCCGCCAGCGCTGTGTCAGACACGCTGCCGGGATGGCCAGTCTTGGTGGGGTAACGCTGAGCATAGATCTGCCGCACCAGCATGGAGAAAGCCCGCGACCTCACCCGGAACCGCGCCATCTCACCTTCCTGCCCGGTGACGGTCGCGAAGGTGTTCCAGTCGGGGTCACGCCAGAACTTCACGCCGGCATCGAGTACGGCATCGATGATCTTCTGCCGCTGGCCAGGGCCGCGGCGGCCGTCTTCATCGTCCTCCGGCTTTTCGTCCCGAACCGTATAGCCGTCAGCCATGAATGGCCTCCATCGCGCTCATTCGGGCGCGCAGCAGATCGTTGAAATCGGGGTACTGATCGGGTGTCGCCACACGGGCAGTGCGGCCCTCGGCGCGCCACCGCGCCGCGGCGCGCCAAGCAGCGTTCTGCCCGACTGGATCGGCATCAGCGGCGATGACAATGCTGCGCACCTCGGGCGGCAGGATCAGGCCACGCGCCAGGTTGCCGGCGGAGAGCGCCGCCCAGGCCGGCAGGTTCATCAGCAATCCGGCCGAGGCCGAGGATTCGATGCCCTCGCCGATGACGATCTCCTCCGCCACCGGGTTCAGTCGGATTGCGCCGCTCCAGATCGGGCCGAGGCTGGCCTTAGGTGGCTCCACCTGTGCCTTGCCGGCCGTAGTAGCATCGAGATAGGTGCGGTGCGCGCCGATGATGGTGCCGGCGGAATCCAAGACGCAGGCGATCAGGGCAGGCAGCTTGCACCCCTCGGGATGCGATGCCTCTTGCAGAAACCGCAGCGCCGGCGACGGTGCAGAGGCATCGAGACCACGCTGAGCGAGATAGCGATGCGCCAAGGTTCCTATCAGTGTTTGCGACCGATGCCACAGGCGCCGCGCAGACGCGCGCTTCTTCTTGCGCACTGCCTCGGCGTCTTCCGTCTCCTGCTGCGGCGGCTCCCAAGCATGATCCGCGACGCGCGCCAGCGTCTCGGCCAGGGCCTCCTGGCTGCAGCCATTCGAGCAATAGAGCAGCGCACGATTCTCCTTACCCGTGCGCAAGCTGAAGGCGCCGCTATAGCCGCAGCTTGGACAGGCACCGCGCCAGGAACGCGGGTGTTTCTTCAACTCCAGCCGCGCGGCCAGATCGGTCGGCGAGAGCAATGCCACGCCATTCTCCTTTCGCATCTACAGTGGAGAAGGTCTTGCCAGCGGCGCGAAGCTTTGCGAGAAGGAGGTGCTCCCCAGCACCCTCCCTCGCGGCTCCGGCCGCCAGCCCTGCCTTCAGGTATTCCGCCTCGGCGCTTCACGGCGCCAGGCGAGCAGGGTTTCCAGCGCCACATCATCCAACGACTTCGGGCTTTGTGCCGGCTGCCGGATCTGCGGCAGCGGCGGTTCGGTCCAGCGGCGGCGGAAGAAGCGGTTGCAGTCGGGATCGGACTGCGCGGCGTATTCGGCAGCGTCCATTACGCCACCTCGCTGCTGCTGCCGCGCAGCTTGCCCAGGCGTTCGGTCGCCCAGCGGTCCAGCTCATCGCGCGGATAGAGCGGGGTGCGCATGCTCTTCTGGAACATCGGGCCGCCGCCGGTCGTCACCATCTTAGCAAGCGTCGCCGCCGCGATGGTGATGCCGTGCGCGATCTCCAGATACTCACAGGCCTCCCAGCGGCGGAGACGGGGCTTGCGGAGGGCGGGCGGCAGGCAAGGCTCGGGCGTTCGCGCCTGCGGCACGTTTTCGACGGTCATCGTGTTTTCCTTAGATCAAGTCAGGGAGAGTGGGTCGGAAGCACCTTCAGGACGTGTCGGGTGTCTGGCTCTTGCGCGGAGCCGCTTCCGCACGATGCTCCTGAAGGGCGTCGAGCGCATTCCTGATCGCCAGGGAGATGTTGATCACCAACATGCTCATGGCATTCCTGCGAGCTGAGACAAATTCCTCTTGGATGCAGCGTAGTTGGGCACGTGCCTCGGCATCGCGATGGAAGTCGAAGTTCTTCAGCTCAGCGTCGATGGATCGGGCCTCGGCCTCGCTCCCCTTCTCCCAGCCGAGGATGCGGTAGCTGGGCGCAGCATCGCGGATCTCGACCCCGGCATAGGAGTGGATCAGCGACCCGCCAGTCCCGAAGCGGGTGTAGACGTACTGCCGATCAGCGATCTCGATATAAACGTCGCCCAGAAGCGCCGTGCGCTTCTGGTAGATGCCAGTTTCCCGGCACAGCAGGTGATGCAGCCAGAAGGCATCCTCCATCTTCTGGACATGTGCGGGATCGACGTTCTTGCCGTGCCAGGGGAAGAGATTTCCCGGTAGCGGATTGAGCGGCGGGCGCAGGTACTGCGTCAGGTTGGCCGGGAGGGCGCCATAGCTTCCGATGAACTCCTCCGCGATGATCTTCGCGAGCCGGCCGGCTGGGAGCAGTTCCAAGCCTCCTTTATGAAGGGCTCCGACCACCGCCAGGATCTCCAATCCTTCAGTCCGCCATGCCCTGCTTGCCCCGCGCCCGTCGCCGCCTTCTGCGTCAGGGATAAGGCCCCTATCCTGCAGCAGGCTGAAATTGCGCGGCGTCAGGCCTGCCGCCACCGCGAGATCGGTGGAGGTGAACAGATCAGGCGGAGAATCCTTCCTGGGCCGAGCCATAAGACAGTGGATAACCTTCTGCGAAGGGCACAGCAAGCATAAACTCACACTTATTGTGAATTAATGGGTGAGGCACTTTTATGCCCATCCCTGCCTGCCGCACCGCCGTTTCGCTCAGGCTGAATTTTCAGACCTGGGCCGGTTCGCCCACTCCGTCCTCAGCCGTCTTTCACCCGCAGCACGTCCTGCGCCAGCGACAGCACCAGGCGAACTTCGTCGTCGTTGGTCCGAAGCTTGAACAGTTCCAGGGCTTCCGGGAGCATGTGCTGGATCAGCGCCGCCTTCGCCCGCATCCCCTCCTGAGTCACTGCCGGCACGCTGGCTGCCATCAGTGCGGAGTCGAGCCGGGCACCTATCGCGTTGATCTGCGCCTCAATGGCCAGTTCCTCAGGACTTCCGAACGGGCGTAACGGCAGCCCCCCTACGCGCGCCTCCTCTCGCTCTGCAGCATAGAAATCGGCGCAGGCGGCCAGGAGGGCAGCGTCGGGCTCAGCCGGCTCGGCGAACACGGGGACGGCCAGGCCAGCGAGGATTGCGGCGGCGGGAAAGCCAGCGAAGGCGTTGCGGCGGGGAATCGGGAGGGTGCTCATTGAGCCACCCCCATTACCGGCGGCTGGCGCGAAGCCTCGTCATCGACGTTCGGTTCGGCATCTTCCGGGGTGCCCGCGCCCCAGTCATTGCGGCGCTGCCGGGAGGGGTTGGGGGCAAGATCGTCATCGGCTGCGGCGCAGCAATCCGGCTCGTCCTCACGGTCCGCCATGGGGGCATCGAAGCTGTCCAGCAGGTCTATCAGAGCTGCGGCCAAGGCCTCGATGCGGTCGCGGTTAGCCAGGATCGGCGCGAGGTGCGCCAGGTGGGCAAGGTTGGATGGAACTCTTCTGCGGGATGAAGCCGGCCCACCGCCAAGTCTTCTTCTGACCGTAGGCGCGGGTATGGTATCGGCATGCGCAGCCATGACCTGTTCTCCTAGAACGGGTGGTGGTCAGGCCGGGTCACAGGGGTTCCAGCCCTATGACTCGGCCGCTTCTGTTGGCTTCATGAGCCGATGTCAGCTATAATCACTGACAGAGCTTCCTGTCAACGATGGAAACTAACATCAGTGATTTCCGCTGAACAATGCCTAGGCGCCCGAGCCATGCTTCGCCTAACACGGGACGACCTAGCCAAAGATGCAAAGGTGGCCGTAGCTACGTTGGCTGACTTCGAGGTGGGGCGCCGCCAACCTCACCCGCGAACCGTAGACGCCATTCGCGCTGCCCTAGAAGCTGCCGGCGTCGAGTTCATCCCTGAGAATGGCGGCGGTGCCGGGGTGCGGTTGAGGAAGGCCGTTAGCCCCAACAACACGGCCCTTCCTGCTTTGCAGAGACGATAGGCGCCGCGCCTAGTTTGATGCCGAGGAAGGAGGACGGGTAAATCACCGACCCCTTCTTGCATCGCAGAATAGGATTTGTATATTCTAGGGCAGATTTGCAAAACGCCGTGCGGCGCCAGGAGCAGCCATGACGTATCCGACCAAGGAAGAGGTTCGCTCCGTACTAGAGACTTACCATCATCGCATCCGCGACGTGGTCGAACGATCGTGGGACGAGATTCGGGCCGTCGCGCAGCTACGCGCGGCTACGGGGTTCGCGCCTCTGCTTTATTCTCGCACCACAGCCAATTCTATGTTCGATGCGATTGCGCGCCACGCGATAACGGAATTTGGCTCCGACCCCATAGTCAAGTTGAAGGTGGAGGCGCAGACGATCAAGTTGATCTTTAAAGGTCAGGTTATCGCTCGATTTAAGAAGGGAGATGCCAACAAGCTTGGCCGCAACGTCCCGACTCAATCTGCTCTGGCGTTTGCTGACGCCGCCGGCGTGCTGCCGGGCCTCCCAGCCGAAGCCGCCAAAGTCGAATTCATTTGGATGCCTGACGAGCTGAAGATCCGTCTCGGTAACGTGTTCGTCGTCGCTCGTGATGGAGACCGTATGCTTTGGAACTACGAGATCGACCGCGGCGCCGCCGCCGGGACGGTGGTTGACATCCCGAATCCGATTGGTCCGCGCGATGACGATGGAGACGATCTGCTGGTGACACCAAAGCCCATCCAGAGGCCCGCCGCGAAGTAGAACACAAATGTCTAACGTCGGTGAAATGCTGCGCCTAGCGCGGCAGCGTCGTGGATTCACACAGAAGATGTCGGCGGACCGGCTTGGCATTCCGCAGGGCGTCCTTTCGCGCTTGGAAAACGGGCTCTCTGACGCTGATGATGATCTGATCGCAAAGGCTTCCCGGGTATACGAAACGCCGATCGAGTTCTTCGCGATCCGTGAGCCGGTATATGGCCCACCCGTGAGCGTGCACGCCATGCTGCGCGGAAAAGCCGATGTCACGGCGCGCGAGGTGGATATGGTGACAGCAGAGATGAATGTGCGGCTGTTCCACATTCGCCGGATGCTGGAGGGGGTTGACTACCAGCCGGTCGCGGACCTGCCGTCCCTCGACGTTGAACAGTACGGGACGCCGGAGAAGATCGCGGCCACCGTCCGCGCTCACTGGTCCGTTCCAAACGGTCCGATTAAGGATCTGACGCGGCTCATGGAGCGTGCCGGCATCATCGTCGGCCACTCCGACTTCGGCGGTGCGTCGATCAGCGGTGTAACGTTCAAGGCACCCGGGAATCCCGCGCTGGTGGTGGTAAGCTCGACAGCGCCCGCAGACCGGATGCGCTTCACCCTGGCGCATGAACTTGGCCACCTTGTCATGCACCGGTTTCCGACGGCTGACATGGAGTCCGAGGCCAACGCCTTCGCTTCGGCGTTCCTGATGCCCGAGCGCGACATTCGGCCAGCGTTTCTTGGCCGCCAAGTCACGCTCGAACTGCTGGCAGGGCTTAAATTGGAGTGGCGTGTGGCCATGCAGGCATTGCTGATGCGCACGTCGACGCTTGGCATCATCACGTCAAATCAGAGCCGTTACCTGTGGCAGCAAATCAGTTCCCGTGGCTGGCGGCTACGTGAGCCGCCTGAGACGGATTTTCCTCGGGAGGCGCCAAGGGTGATGACAAAGCTAATCTCCACGCACCTCGATCAGCTTGGCTATTCGTTTGGCGACTTGCTGAAGATGAACCGCGAAACCGCGAGTGATTTCATGACGCTGTACGGGCGCATTGAGACGGATCAATCTCAGCGGCCCAAACTAAGGGTTGTCTGAGCGCCATGTATCAGCCGCCCGGCGTACTGTTCCCGGGCGGCTTCTGCATCTTGGTTAGACCGCGCGTGATTGAAGTTTTGGCGAGCCAGCCTGCAGAATGTTTGCGCTATAAGCTTGTACCAAATACGTCTGCCGCTAGCATGTGTGCCAACCGGATCCGGCGGGATAGCACATGATTAAAATTGCACTTTTCAATCATAAGGGCGGGGTTGGAAAAACAACTCTAACCGTTAATATTGCTAAAGCTTTAGCCATAGCTGGTAAAACCGTTCTTCTTGTTGACGCAGATCCACAATGTAATTTGACTTCTTTCTATTTGACTGAGCCGGATCTAGAGATTTTACTTGAAGAGTCTGGCGGCATTGGCTCTGATCAAACCTTGTGGTCCGCCGTTAAGCCAGTAGTGGAAGGACGGGGAGGTATTGCGCCGGTTCAGCCATGGAAAATTCCAGACCGGTCGATCTTCCTTCTACCCGGCGATGTCCTTCTATCGGATTATGAGGAAGCTCTACCTGCAGCGTGGACAGAGTGCTTCGCTCGCCGTACCCGTGGTTATGATGTGACTACTGCGCTGTCGCAGGTAGCTAATCAAGCCGGTGATACGCTGCAAGCAGACGTGTGTTTCTATGACATGGGACCAAATGTAGGCGCTCTGAACCGAGCAGTTTTGCTTGACTGTGATTATTTCATTACTCCAGTTGCTGCGGATCTGTTTTCTTTGCGTGCTTTGTCGACAGTTGGCCGATCAGTAGCCAAATGGATCCGTGAATGGGATACAATTTTCAGTCTCGCATCTGCGGCGGACCAAGTGCGCATTTTTCGTGGAGAGCCAAAATATATTGGTTATATTACTTCAGCTTTTAAGGTAAATTCTGGCAGAAATGCCTCTGACCCTCACGCTGACTGGGAACGAAAGATCGCGCCCAGAGTAAAACTTCGTGTAATTGATGAATTGAAGGCTGTTAATCCGTCTTTAGTGCCCGCTGGCGGCAATAAAGTTGGTGGCATAAAGCACTTCCATAGTTTGGCGCCGGAAGCTCAGAAGCAGGGAGTTGGGATTGGAGAGCTAAGAGGTCTCGTTAATTCCGGACACTACGCCCAGGTCGATGAGGCCCGTATCCAGTTCGCTGCCATTGCTCATGAGATTGCGAAACGCGCAGGCATTTAAACGATAGTTGGGAGGCAGCGCACACTACAAAATCTGCCTCCCCACCTCTCCTGCCACCCGATCTGCCGCCACCACCAGCACCGCAACCAGGTAATGCACATAACGCGCCGTGACCCGCATCATCCCGCCCTCCCAATCTCCTAGCGGAACGCTGTTTACCGTTCCGGGAACGCTAAGCCAGTTCACTAGCGTTCCGCATAACTCCTTGTTTTCGGCTGATGTGGAACGCTGGAACGCTGGGAACGCTGTTTTGGCTTACTTCTGGGTTAAGCGTTCCCGGCCATCTGCCGCTGGATCTCCCCGGCCACCGACCTACTGCCATCACCCCAGCGCCTTAGCGATCTTCTCTGCCACCTGATCCGCAGCTGCCCGCAGGGCGCTGTCCGGGACATGGGCATAGCGGGCAGTCACCCCCGGCACCTTGTGGCCCAGCAACCCGGCGATGGTCAGTTCCGAGAAGCCCATGCCTGCCGCCGTAGCGGCGAAGGTGTGCCGCAGGACGTGCAGGGTCACCCCCTCCAGCTTGGCCCGACTGCAAAGCCGCTCCAGCACGTTGGGCAGGCCGACGAAATGGCCATCGCCGCGGCCTGCAGGGAAGACCCAGGGGCTACCCTCCGGCCTGGTGACACCTTCCAGCGTCTGCAGGGCATCGCGCCCAAGCACGCGGATCTCGATCCGACTTCCCACCTCGCGAGCGCGGATGCCCTTGGCATCTCGGAAGCGAATACAGCGATGGTCCTCATCCACCCAGGCGAGCGGCAAAGCCAGTACCTCCATGCGGCGGCAGCCGGTCAGCAGGAAGAAGCGGATTGCCGCCAGCGCTGTGGGGTTCTCCGTATCCTCGGCCTCCTGCATGGCCTTACCCAGCTTGCCAATCTCGGCGAGGGTCAGGAAGCGCGTCTGCTTCCCCTCCGGCAGCCGCTGCACGCCCCGAGCCACGTTCTCCTTGATCATCTTCCGGCGCCTGGCGAACTCCAGGATGGTGCCCAGCATGCCCACGGTGCGGGACGCCACCCCTTTACCGCCTGTGGTCTTGCCGCCCCTGCCCTTCTCCTTCGCCTTGGCCGACTTCCCGCCCGCGATATCAGCCTGCATCTTCACCACATCATCTGTGGTCAGGCTGGGAAGGCTATGTCGGCCGATCAGCGGCTTCACATGCGTCTCGATACGGCTACGGTCCATGGCGAGGGTGGAGGCTTTCACTCTCGGTGCAGCGTCCTCCAGATACAGGTCACATAGTTCGGTGATCGTCAGCGCACCCCGCCGCTGGTGCCGCTCGGCCGATGGGTCTGCACCTTTTGCAGCCTCGCCCAGCTTGTCGCGGGCAAGAGCACGTGCCTGCTCTGGGGTCAGGGTGCCCACGCGCCCCAGCACCAGCTTGCGCTGCCGGCCTTCACCCGTCCGGTAGTAGACGAAGTACGACGCTACTCCGGACGGCATCATGCGCACGCCGAATCCCTTCAGCTCGCTGTCCCAGACAAGAGCCTCCTTGCCCTCAGCATCGGGCCTCAGGCCATCGACAATTCGCTTTGTTATCTTGGGCATAGGTCACCTTCTGCTTCCGCGGCAACCAGGCCTAAGGCCGCGGAAGCATGGCGGAAGCAGAGAGAAGCAAATCCACGGCGATTCTGGCAATTCCGCGGAATAGATAGGGGCTTACTTTTCAGAGCGCTAACCCGCTCCACGCCATTCCAAGCGACACCAAGAAAGCCCCGGAAAACAGCCGACTTGAAGATTGCCAAGGTTGGGGTCGAGGGTTCGAATCCCTTCACCCGCTCCAGTCGGCCTTCTTCCAACCATTCTCTATGTCAGTGGACACCGCTCAGAAGCCCAGTTTCCATGCGGTTTTTGGCATTGGGGGTTGATGGTTTGAGCTCGGAACGTTCCGGCATTCTCGTCTCTGGAGAGCCGAGAGTCTCCGAAGCTTGAGGGTAAAGCGATTTACCACCAAGGTTTAACCGGCTGAATTCGAATAGAATTTTTTGCTTGAGTAGGTGGGGTTCAGCGGTTCCTAATGCCCTCCAGTCGTGTTGAGTTCCAAAACTGCGCCTCAAGCCAGAGCTTTGATAGCGCCGTTTGTATGGCTTTGGACTCGAGGCTGAGGTTGCCAGCCGCTATCCACACAAGTGCAAGCGTATCGAGGCTTCGAATCTCACCTGATCCGCCAGTTCCCTTACGAGTTGTGCTCTCCGCCTGACCGGACGCCGCACTGAGTGGCAGGTTTCCTGGGATTTTTGGGGCAGACCTGTTGACTGGCCAGACGCGGAGAAGCTCGAAAATCGCTCTCCGGAGGCCTATTCTCTCCAGACCTCCTGACTTGGGCGTTTTAGTACGGAACGCAAAAACCTAGGTAAATGGCCGGTTTCAGCGCGGTCGGCACTTGCTCTGGTTCGAACCCCACTTGCCCGAAATCCGTAGTTCGGGAGCGAACACTTTGGTACGGAACGGACGCCGCATTCAGCCACTTCCGTCACTCGGGACGACGGGCGAGGTCGCTTCGCCCGCCGCCTGAAATTCATCGTATGCCTTATTCCAGTCCACAGTTGGGAAGGCCTTCCGGAGGCTCTGGACGAAGTCGGGCTTGTTCAACGTCTCGAAGGTGACGTCCTTATAGGTCTGCTCGAGCTCCATCTTCTTGATCAGGCTCTCGGCGGTGGGGATGACGCTTTGAAGCTGCTGCGCCAGCCATCGGCGGCAATCTTCCTCGGTTGGGTCATTCAGCAATTGCCCACGGAACTTGTCTGGCGGCTTCGCCAGCACTCCTTGGAGATAGTATGCGATGATCTCGTCGCGCGACGCGTCGAGGCTGTTTTGCAGCTTCTCCTTCACCCTAGTCTGGAATTCCTCCAGCTTCGCGCGGAGCTCAGCCAACCGCTGCTCAAACAATGGCTTCTGCGCTTTCAGCAGTACACGGCCGTGGTCCTTGCCAAGTGAGGGCGTGAAGTTATCCCGGATCTCCTTCAGCGCGTCCTCGATATGCTTTGAGGACAATTCGCTTTCACGCTCGATCAGGTCGAACGTCGTGTTGAACCGTGTCTGCGCTCCTTCGGCGGCACCGAGGTTCTGGATGACCTTGGGAATGGCCAGCTTCCGGCGTTGGATGGCTGCGCCCGTGAGGTGCAACTCCACGTACTGAAGGTACGGCTCGAAGACGCGGACCTGGCGGGCAACATCGAAGCGCACGGGTGGCGCGTCCTTCAGGCCTTGCTCGACCGCGGCGAACTGGGCGGACGGGATGTCGTCAGAGCGCACCTCGACGGCTTGCTCCTGGATCCTTTCCCGCTCCTCGGGCGTCTTCGCCATCGCCACGGCTATCGCCTTGGCAGCCGGGGAAAGCCGAGCGAGAGCTTCCCGCACCTGCTCCGGAGACAAGCGGAGGGCGTTCGGAGCCTCGGTCTCTCGCCGGTCGGCCTCGAGGTACCGGGCGATGGGCGTGAAGATGAAACCCGCGTCGTCAACCACCAGGAGGCCGGTGCGTAGCCCTGGGGTTGAGCGCACGGTGATCCCGGCGTCTCGGAGAACCGCTACAGCAGCGAGGTCCCCGAACCCCATGCGCATCACACGTTCATCGAAGTCCAGGATCACTGTGATCAGGACCGGATCTAGGTGCTTCGCTAGGCTGGCCAGGGCCTCGGCGGGTTCTTGCTGGATCCCCGGTGCCGCATAGCAGACTGAGACCTGGGCGCCGCCGATGCACGCCGCCATCGCAGCCGAATCCAGCGAGAGAAACATTGGACCAGTCACTGCGGCTTACCCCATCGCGGGTCTGCTAATGCTGCATCCAACTCCCGGCCAGTGAGCCGAGTCTTGACCTGGCTCGGACCGAGGTTCGCTCGAAACTCGCGGAGGTCGGCGATGTGGTGGCCTCCCCAATCCGGGTAGCCCCCAAGCCGCCCAAATACATTCTGGAGCCGATGAGCAGTCGGAGTTTGGTCGGTCGCTAGTCGATGAAATTTGCCATTCAGATCGTCGATATCCGGCTCAAAGCAGATCAGGAGCCGGCCGAGCTCGTCGACCAACCGAAGCCGTGCAGCTTCATTCTGGGCTGCGGCTTTCGATGCAGCCGCGGTCGCGGAACGGTTAGCCATATCTGCGACCTTGCTCTGCGCAGCGAGGCGCAGCTCTGTACGCGCGGCCTGCCAGGCTCCCGTTGGGGCCTCCTTGCCATCCCAAGACGCCACGAAAGCCTTGAGGTCGGCGAAGGACCTGACCTCCCGCATCCCCTCGCCACCCAACCACGCGCACAGCGTGACCCGAAAGGCACCCGCCTCAGCCGAAACCAGAAGCAGTGGCAGTCGCTCACCAGGTTGCTGTAGCTGCCGGCACAATGCGTGTTGACGCTGATCCAGCCCGTCCACGCAGGCGGCCTCCGGGCTGGCGGTGATTGCAGATGGATGGGTTACCAGGCGGAGGGGACCGTCCCCGATCCGATGCAGGGCGTTGCTCTCCGCCGTCACCCGCACACCTGTTCCATGCAGAGCCACCAGCAATGCTTCAGTATCGCTCGCTGACACGAGGCCAGTCTCGGCCAACATAGGAACCGGCTCGTCTTCGGGAAATGCCTGCATCAACGTGGGATTAGTCCGGATCTCGTCCGCCGCTCGGGCCAGCGCTTCTTCGTCAACCTCCGCGCGGCCGATCAGCATCCGGAGCGCCTGCGAAAGCACCGGCTGCATCGGGCCCACGAAGGTCTCGAACAGGCCGCAGCGCGACGCCAGCGCCCGGTACACTCGCTCGTCCACGCTGTGCTTCAGGTAGAGATTGACCACTGGCAGGACAGGAAGCTCCTGTCCGATGCGGCCGATCCGCTGTTCGACCTTCGACGGGTTCCACGGCAGGTCAAAGTTGACCAAGGCGCCGGCGGCTTGAAGGTTCAGCCCCTCACTGGCCGCGTCCGTGCAAACCAAAACTTTAATCGTGCCGTCCCGGAGCGCCTTGGTGACGACTTCCTTCGAAGCATAAACCCAGCCGTTCCCCGATCTCAGGGCACCGCCCTCGCCGGAATAGGAAGCCACCGACGCGCCAAAGGCACCGACCAGGGCATCCCGCAGATACGCCATCGTGTCAGAGTAGCCAGTGAAGATCAGCACGCCGCGACCGTCGCCAGTGAGCTGCTTGGTTCGGGCCACCAGCCGGTCGCGCTTGGTATCCAGGGCGCCGAGCGCCGCAATCCGTTCGAGCAGGTCTTCGACTTCCCCAAGTTCTGCACGCGCTTCCTCGGGCGTCTCAGGCAACGCTGAGGTCAGCTTCACATTCAGCAGGTCCTCGAGCTCTTGCGCGTCTTCTAGGTCGAGAATGCTCGGGTCCGGTGCGTGCTGCGCGATCACCGCCTTCAGACCTGTCGCGCGCCGTTCCAGGCTTTTACGTAGCGCCACCGGGGAGCTGGCAGCACGGCGACGATAGATCGTCATCACGAAGCCCTTGCCAGGCTTCTGATTCTCCAATTCGTCGAAGCGGCGATCGATGTAGCTCGTCACCGCCTCATAGACCTCGCGCTCCTCCGCAGTCTCAAAATCGAACGGATCGTCCGTGACGGCACGGGTCGGCGGCGGCCGGTCCAGCAGGCCCATGTCGAAGTACTTGCGCAGCGTCCGCCGCGTATTGCGATGCATCCGCCTCGCGAGTGGCGAGCAGGTACGCAGCCAGCGCACAGCGTCCTGGCGGAATACCGGAGGCAGGAACCGCAGCGCCTTCGCAAAGGCGTCGGCATCATCAATGCGCGGCAATCCGAGGCCGCCCGGCGCCGGCGGACAGTGTGGCGTCGCTGCAAGGATGTGAGCCAGCGCGATGCCCTCGCTCCGCGGCAAGGCTCCGCGTTCCAAGCTGGCAAGTGCCTCATAGAACCGCTTCACGACGTGGAAGCCGGAAAGCCACAGCCCACCTTCACCCAGCACCTGGAGCAGGTCCCAAGGCTCCCAGGGATGCGTCTGCATCGGCGTCGCCGAAAGGATCATGAAGCTGCGCGCCTGGCCCGTGATCTGCATCTGCCGCAGCAGTCCGAGAAGCAGGGTCGGCGTGTTGAACTCGCCCTCGATCTGGCTAGCGCGTCGGGCGGCGTGGCCTTCGTCCAGCAGCACGAGGTCCCAGGGAGGCGCAGCAAGCAGCGCCGGCAAGTTGCCCTCGGACCGGGCTGTCTCGCGGCTTAGCAGCAGCAGGGGCTGGTCCAGCGCCTCGGCTAGGCCAGAGACCACCTGCTTTGTTCCGTCAGGCCAGACGAGCGTCTTCGGGCCTTCCATCCGCGGCACTCGCAGGCCCCCCTTCTCGCGCAGTTCGCCCTGCCACTGCGGGAGCAGGTTGGCGGGCGGCAGGAGCAGCGCGCGCTTTACGCCGCGGCCCGCGAGCAGCCGGCGCAGCGCAAGGATCGCCTCCACTGTCTTGCCCATGCCGACCTCATCGCAGAGTAGGCGGCCCTCGGGCCACGCGGCGGCCGTCTCTGCCACCACATGTCGCTGGTGCGGCCAGAGCGTGACGGGGGCCATGGCGTCGCTGGTCGCAGGGCCGCCCTCCGGCATGTAGGGTGCTTCGACAGCATAGCCCCACAGCATTGCTGCCCGCTGACGGCGCAGATTGTCTTCGGGTTCCGCCAGGGGCGGTGCTTCCGGCGCCAGCTTGATCAACGCGTCGCGCACCGCGTCGGGCAGCGAGACCGCCACGACGGCCGGATCATCACCGGACCACAGCAGGTCAAACTCGTCGCGGAAATGCGCGTAACGCTCCGGGTCGTCCCAGCTTCGGCTGATTTCGAGCTTTTCGTAATTACCCCGGATGCCCTTGGCACTTTCGTTGCCACTGCCCGCGAAAATCACTGCTTCGTCGGCGGCGTCCACGAACAGCCCAAACTTAGCGTGCAGGATGCCGTCGGCGTGGCGCATCACGCCGACCTTCATCTCCAGACAGCCATCGCGGGCCAGCCAAGCCAGCATCTCGAGCCGGCCCTTTTGGAGGGCGGTCTCGGGCGTGCCAAGCCGCGCGAGCAGGGCTCCGATCAGCGGTGCGTCGTCACCGGCATCCAACAGCGCTCGCACATCGGGCTCAGCCAGTTCCTCGTTCACTAGCAGGCGCAGTGCAGGCTTCTGGGTAATGGCGCCGTCCACAATGCGCTGGATGAAGGCGCCGAAGCCGGAAGCCGCGGCTGCCAGGACGGAGGAGGAGAAGTAGGCGCAGCAGCGATCGTAGCGCACCGCTCGGCGCAGCCCAGGCTCGTAAAGCCGGGCAACCAACTGGCCGTCCGGCGCCCGGAGAAAGCGCGGCCATGTAACTTCTCTGAGGGATGGAGGTGCGATGGAGCTCACGCGTTAGCTCCCGTGCCGAAGAAGGATGCAGGACGCCATCCGGTTGCGAAGCTATGTGCAGCCACAGGGCAACCCCACGATAATGGCTGATGGAAACCAAGGATGCTTTCCGGGGCCAGCGACGCCGGCAAGATGCGGGGCGCGACCGCTTCTTGGGCACGTCGCACAGACCTTGAATGGCCAGCCGAGCGACCTGAACGTCGCGCCAGGTTGATCGCTATCACCGCCCGCTCGCAGCAGGACAACTACGTCTGCCCACTTACGCATGTGGTCGTATGCGGATCGATTTGTCTCGGCGCCGTGATGCGGAGCCGTTGCCACGATCGGCAGTGTCGGGCGCGCTGTGTGCCTCAGGAATGACTGGCCGAACCGGCGGCCGTCGCCGAGTGGCGAATCCCCGCAGAAGAGAACCCCCAGGCGAGACAACTTAGGAGGCGCAAAGAATACGAGACTCTGCCGGTTGATGATCGTCAGCCTCATAAGGAAGCTCAGCGTCAGCGGTTCCGGGGGCTGCTCTCTAGCGTTGATTGGCTCAAGAAAGCCGCGCACACCGCCATTTGGCCGCCTCGTGTTGGAAAACGACTGGTAGTCGAACCACCGGACCCTTAGGCGCCGAGCGATTGCCGCGGCAGCGATGCCCCTTATCGCTTCCACAGTATCGATCATGCCAAGCCAAGCTGAAGCAGTGCTCGCAGTGATGCGGCGCTTCTTCTTTCGGTAGCCGATGCGTGCCCTTGCGGATTGGAGTGCCGCGGACGCGACTTTCTCAGTCGCCAACCCCTTGGCGTCCCTCAGTTCAGCAAACCAAGGGAGGTCTTCCGTCGGCTCCGTTGCGTCGAGATCAATCTCGTGGTCATCCCAAACCTTGCCGAACCACCCATCAGCCTCAGCGACTTCGGGTTCATCAGACTCCGGATCCCTCGGCGCATCCTCTTGGCGTTGAGGGATCTCAGGAAAGGCAGACCCCAAAAACTCCCCCGAGCGATCAAGCTGCGACTGAACGATCGGATCGGGCGCGTTGTCGCGGATGATGGTATCGAGTTGCTGGACCAGGTTGTCCACGAAGCCCTTTGGATCCTTCATGAGCTCTGGCACGACTTCAACCCATCGTCCCGGCAACCACACTTGTCCAATGCGGCCGGGCCACCGCCTCAGCAGTTCGGGTAGGCCACCGGCATGATCGCCGTCGCCATGTGTGCAGACAACAATATCCAGCGTCCTCAGCGCTGGAAGATGTGCACCAATGACAGCTGCGACCTTGTCCTTCTTCCAGCCGCCATCCACGAGCACAGCATGCCCACGCCGACGTAAGAGGAACGCCTCCCCGCTGACCGGGAGCGCGAGCAGCTGATCGAGCACGGAGTGCGGTGGGTTGCTCACTCCTCGTCCTCATCGTCCTCCGCGTCCTCTTCCTCCTCGTCGTCAGTCTCCGCCTCTTCAGCGTCTTCGGCGCTGGGCGTTGCCGTCTTCGCGAGGAGGTCGAGCACAGCCTGGTCAGGCTTCTTTTCCGTCCAATCGGGCGGCGTCAGGCCGAACACTGGCAGGAGCATGGCGTGCCACGCTCGGAACTCGGCGAATTTCTCTGCCACTGCGTTTTTCTCCCGTCGCACAGCGGGCGGGGCGGCGCGCAGAAGCGCCTCGATCAGGCGGACGGTCGGATCGCCGAGTTTGATGCTGTGGCGGGTGGCGAAGGATCGTGCGGCACCGATACCGGCAGCGCCGCCACCTGCATCGGCATAGGTCAGGGCGAGCGCCTGCGCCTTGTCCATGAGCGCGGCACCACCACCCGCCGGTTCCGGCAGGGCGTGGTCTATGTGCCCCGCGGCAATGGCAAGACCACCTTCGCGGCGCCCATCGCCCTCTACCTCACCTTTATCGAGGGCGAGGGTGGCGCTGAAGGCTACGCCGCCGCCGTGACCCGGGATCAGGCGCGGATCCTGTTTGATGCCGCCCAGCAGATGGTGCGTCGTAGTCCTGGGTTCCGGGAGGCCTTTGGCGTCGCGGAGCGGGCGAACGCCGTCTACCAAGAGCACACCGCCAGCCGCTTTGCACCAGTCTCGTCGGACGCCAAGTCTCTCGACGGGCTGAACGTCACCGTGGCCGTTTGTGACGAGCTGGCCAGCCACCGGACCTCAGAAGTCTATGACGTGCTGCTCACCGCCATGGGCAAGCGGCGCCACCCCCTGCTGCTGAGCATCAGCACTGCCACGGGGAACCATGCCGGCATTGGGCGCCAGCTCTGGGACTATTCCCTCCGTGTACTGCAGGGGCTGCAGCAGGACGAGCGGCTGTTCGCGCTGATCTATACCATCGACGAGGAGGACGACCCCTGGGCGGAGGCCTCCTGGATCAAGGCCAACCCCTCCTGGGGTCAGGCGGTACAGCCTGATGCTGTCCGGGCTATCATGCGTCAGGCCAGGAACAATCCGGCGCAGGAGGCCGCCGCCCAAACCCGGCATCTGAATGTCTGGGTCGGCGCGGACGAGGCGCTGTTCAGCAGTCGCGCCTGGCAGAGCTGCGGCGACCCGGCACTCAGTCTGGAGCAGTTCCTGGGCCAGCCCTGCCATGTGGCTGTTGATCTTGCGGCGACGGTGGATCTGACGGCGCTGGCCATCGTATTCCCCTCGGAAGGGCCGGACGGCCGGCCGCACTATGACGTCTTTGCCCGCTGCTATCAAAACGAGGCTGCGGTGCTCGAGGCGCGTAACGCCAGCTATCCCGGCTGGGCGGCGGAGGGTTGGCTGGCGGTCACCGCCGGTAACGAGACGGATATGCGCAGCATCGAGGACGACATCCGCAACCTGGCTGAGCAGCATAAGATCCTGAGCTTGGCTTTTGATCCCTGGCAAGCGCGGCAGATGCGGCAGTCGCTCGCCGCTGACGGGCTGCCCGTGGTCGAGTTCCACATGCGCACGGGCAACCTCTCCGAGCCGACCAAGGAGCTGGACGGAGCAATGCGGGCTGGGCGGATCCGCCACGACGGAAATCCTGTGCTCGTCTGGTGTCTGGGGAATGTGGTCGGGCACTACGACGCGCGCGGCAACGTTTATCCTCGCAAGGCGCGGCCTGAGCAGAAGATCGATGCGGCAGTCGCACTGATCATGGCGCTGGGTAGCGCCATGGCGGCAGAGCCGGAGACGAGCATAGGCGAGTTCTTGAGGAATCCAGTATTTGGGTAGGGGTGAGCACTTAGCTCAGATTCGAGCATCAGGCGGCGTGGCAAAGGTACCAGGCACTGCCCGCGGCGGTAGGCCCCTCCAAGAATCTGGGCTGCACCACCAGTCCGGTACCGGTAGAGAGCAGGCCGAAGGGGTATGGCGTGATCAGTGCGATCACCAAACCGGCCCCTGCCGCGAGCTGATAAGGTCGAGGTGGGTGCGCCTACCCGCTGCCAGGACAGCGCCATTCATAAGTACCTCCGCTTATCGCTGATTCCGCTGGGAAAATAGAGCTGCGACGCTCAGAATGACTGCGGCAACGCAGAACGGCAAGCGAAGCATCGCGGCGTCTGTTCGTGCCGCAGCAGCCTAGCCGATTACCCCGCTCTGCCGCCTCTCTGTCGCTTCAAATGACCAAAGTTGGACTTAGGACGATCACGATGACCCGGCGCTTAGCTCTAGGATCTCTCGTGCTGCTTGCCTTTTTGTTCTGGCAGGAAGTCTCGATAGCCCAACCCTCATCGCGAGTAGCGTTGGTTATCGGAAACGGTGCCTATCGAGAAGGTATTGCATCTCTCGCTAACCCGCCCAACGATGCGCGAGCGCTCGCACTTGTGCTCGAACGCCTAGGTTTTCACGTCGACTTACTGATCGACGGAGATCGCGCCGCCATGTTGGCAGCAATTCGTCGGCTCGGTGAGACCGCGAAAAATGCCGATGCAGCACTACTTTTCTTTGCTGGGCATGCGGCTGAGGTAGGAGGAAGGAACATTCTGTTCCCTACCTCCGTGTCAGCTCGTGGAACCGACCATGACCTTTCACGGACTGCCATTCCATACGATGAGATATCATCGGCCTTAAGCGGGAAAGCCAAATCAACGCTTATTATCTTAGATGCATGCCGCAACAATCCGTTCACGGTCGCTTTAGCTCCAAGCTCGGAAGCTGGACGTCAGGAAACTAGTAGTAGAACGCCGACACGTTCGATAGGAACTGGGCTAGCCAGCGTCGCCTCAACGTCGGCGACTCTCATTGCTTTCGCCACGGCGCCAGGGCAGGTCGCCTCGGACGGCTCGGGAAAAAATAGTCCGTTTACGGCGGCACTGCTGCAGCACATAGGAACGCCCGATATCGAAATTCGCGATATGCTTACCCGCGTCCGACGTACGGTCCGCCAAAGTACAGCAGGCAGCCAAGTGCCCTGGGACAATTCCAGTTTAGAGGCACCCTTTTTCTTCCGTACTGGCGGCTCAGCCGGCATTTCGCCTGGTCCAACATCGCGGATAATCGATGAGGCGACGGCGCAAGGTATCCCACTACCCGAAAATGTTAGAGAGCTGCGGTTTCAAAGGCTATCAACCGGAAGTCCAGCGGACCTTTTGGTCGGGAGCTGGAGCAGCGGCCACAGACGGTGGAGTGGCCGATCCGGGCGCAAAAACGTGCTTATTGTTCTCTCAGTGAATGTGAGTCAGGGGACTGCAGATACAATCTTCGCACAGAGCGAGTACGCTGAAGACGGCGTAGAGAGGAGCGAGCGAACTCTCCCCGTAGGAGGAGATTATTATCAGCGCCGTGTAATGGCGCTAAAGAGTGGCAGCAGCCAGCTGGACTGGACCTTTCCAACTGGGGAAAATATCCAATTCAAGTTAGTGAGTTCAGACACAATGCTTGGCTTATGGAGAAGAGAAGGGACCGGAGAAAGAAAACGCACCCAAGAAGCGCGCGTTCAAATGTATCGCATCGACTAATTTTGCCGCCTTTTTCTTTAAAAGGAAGAGTCTGCAAATGCGGATATAATCTAAATCCGGCTCTGCACAAAAATTGACCTCCAAGGGAGCCGAATATTCAACCTCACCTTGAAACCACCAAACCAGGCAAGGTTGACATAATAGTCTTACCCCAGCGATTGGAAAAATCCCTAACCGCAAGTCGTACTCGTTCCATCACGAAGCCATTCTGCCATGTAGCTGGGTCTGACGTGACGGCTTCTTGCCATATCAGCATAGCCTCATTGAAGTCCTCCATAGTACTTGCCGAGGAGAGATCCCATACTAACGTCGATCCTTGTTGCGGAGCAGCGCCGCGCGCCTGAGACCATGCGATTAGAAACGGACCTCGTCCCCGTACAGAAACCCCAGCGTTACGAGCATCCTGAATGGCCGATAGGCTTACAGATAAGTCGTATATGTTGAGAAGGTAGTCACAATCATTGAGGTTGCCGCTAAGGGTAACGCCACTTACCGGCCAAATTGTCGGCATTCGGCCTTTGCTTGCTGTGGCCGCGATTGAACCACCTTCAGGTAGAGCTGCTAGAAACGCTTTGCATGCAAATTCCAGTCGGTCATCGTGCTCAGCGTTAGCCATTGCGCGAAGGGCGAAAATTCCGTAGCCAACCTGACGACGCGGAGGAATTTGGCTTTCGCTCAGAAACGTCCGAGTTGGTATAATCGAGTTATCAGCAACCGCTGGCGGTTGATTGTCAGGCAACAATAGGCCTCGATCGCGAGCCGCAGGTACGGTTGTCGCTGCACAAGCACCCAATACAAAAGGCAGAGCTAAAATAACGAAGAACAGGGGAGGCAATCCCTTCTTTGTAATGCCTTTTCTCCGAGTGCCGGTCTTCGGCCCTTTCTTCTCGCTGCTTGGCAGGATCGCCCCCAACGCATTGACTACTATCACAACGCTACCAATCAGAAACTTGCCTCCATTTTCGTCAGGGTCAATCCACCAGATTAGGAGAATTGATGCTGCTAGAGCTATCAAGGTGAGAACCGCGTGCTTTCTTACGACGCTCACAAGAAGTGCCTCCTAAACCGTTAGGATAGAGAAAACATAGAGTGCTTGCGTATCGATGCGCCACCGGAATTATGACAAAAACTGGCTAATACCTGCTCTGAGCCCTGAGCGGTATTGAGGTGGCATCCGGCAGAACGACTTTCGATCCTGAGCTTGGCTTTTTGCTCTACGAGATGCGGTGGTTGCTCGCAGCGGACGGGCTGCCCGTGGTCGAGTTGCATATGCGCACCGGCAATCTGCCCGAACCCACCAAGGAGCTGGACAGGGCGATGCGGGCCGGGCGGATCCACCACGACGGCAATCCCGTGCTCGCCTGGTGTTTGGTGCTTCGGTAA